GTCGTCCACCTATCAGATGAGTGATCAGACGTTTAGTCTGGCCATTCGCCATACTTCTATACGCAAAGACAAAAAGTCTCGCGTAAAGTCGTTGGCTTCGTTTACTCAGCGTGCAGTCGTTCCGGATCCGTTGACGGCTGTCAACGATTACGAAACGGTCACGGTCTCCGTACAGATAGATCGGCCTGAGGCCGGTTTTACCAGTACGCAGATCGACCAAATGGTCCAAGGCTTTAAAACTTGGCTCGATTCCACAATGGTGGGCAAACTTTACGGACGTGAGTCTTAGACTCGCATCGTTTCGGCTCATTTGAGTCGGTAAAGGAGATTTCTTATGTCTAAGCTTAAAACGCTTATAAAGAGCATCAAAATTGCTAATGATGCCCTTGAAGCTTTGGGAAACGAAGGCGTTGATATAGACCGGTTAATCCGGATATCCAATGCTCAAGGTCCCCAGGGGAAGGCGATTCAGGAGTTGCTTCGTCGTTCCGACGAATTGCAGCAACTGCTTCCACCCGATACCCCTGTCGCTGCACGAGAGGATATTGCTAACGCTTTCAAGCTGCTTAAAGCGCAGCACGAAGGTGATAGCGAGACCTCATCGTCTTCGAAAAGCAAGAAATCGAAGAAAACAACTAACAAGCGTTAGTTGTTCTGCCCTGTGGAGGTGCTAGATTGCTGGCGCCTCTCAGGCGTCAGAAGGTTGACTAATGTGGTTGGATGTCTACCTCCCAAATGGGAGAAGTCATGAAAAGCCACATAAGTGACTACCTAGAAATAGCGCAGGCAATCTATTTAGATGCCTGTGCAAGATGTGCCGCTGAAGTCTCTTTGCGTGACTTATGTACTATCAAGTCACGGGTTGAAAATCAGGGTGTTTCGTTTTTGACGATAACCCTACCTAACTTCTGTTCAGACTTCGAGAGAAGTCTGGATCAGGGTTACATCGACTCAAAGAGCTTCCGGAGTTTCCGAAAGTTCCGAGCAATTCCTGCATTCTTGCAAGGTATGCTCAGTCGGATTTTCAATCTAGAGACAGGAAGGATTAACGATGAAGATACTAATTCCCCAAATGATCACTCTGCTTACGTTGATAGCATCAGACAAATTTGTCTCGCTTTCAAGAAAGTGGAGTTACCGTGTACACCCGAAAGGGAATACAAGGCTTTGGAGAGCTTCGTCGCTATTGAGAACTCCTTTGAGATGTTCTCGCTGCCGAGAGAAGATGTCGAGAGATTCTCTCTTGTATCTTCTGTGCTGTGGGATAATATCATGGGCGATTTACGCTTGGATATGTGTATCCCTCGGCATGGTCCCGGAGCTACAGCCGACCGATTTTACGGAAATCGTAAATACAGTTGGCGTAAATGGCACGAACGGCTTGAGCCTTACTTCCCTCTTGTGGATTCCTGCTTTGCCACTTCTAGTGGTGAGCTTGATTTCCATTCGGAGGAGCTCGAGCTTGTTCAGTTCGTGCATTCGGAGGATGAGCAACCCGTTAAGGTTACTCTCGTTCCGAAGACACTCAAAGGTCCCAGAATCATCGCAATAGAACCTTGTTGTATGCAGTATGCACAACAAGGACTTCGACGTGAGATATACTCACTGATCGAGTCAAACTGGATGACGGCTGGTCACATAAATTTCCGTGATCAATCCGTAAACCAGAGTTTGGCGATGAGTTCTTCGAGAGACGGTCGATTAGCAACAATCGATCTCTCCGATGCCAGTGATCGAGTACCTCGAGATCTTGCATTGGAGATGTTTCGATCAAATCCTGATTTCAGAGATGCGATTGATGCATGTCGCTCGACTAGCGCTTTGCTTCCAGATGGACGTATTATTAGTCCTCTTCGGAAGTTTGCGTCTATGGGTAGTGCTCTATGTTTTCCAGTGGAGGCCATGTACTTTTACACTATATGTGTAATGGCACTACTGGATTCACAGAACCTTCCTGTGACTCACGCGAATGCCCGACGGGTATCGCGTGATGTTTATGTGTATGGGGATGATATAATTGTTCCCACGCACTTTGCGGCAGCTGTTCTTGATCACCTACGCAAGTACAATTGTAAGGTGAATGACCGTAAGACCTTCTTTACTGGAAAGTTTAGAGAGTCTTGCGGAGTCGATGCGTATAATGGACGGCCAGTTAGGCCCGTTTACATTCGTACGAGTCGACCTAAGAACAGGCAGCAATCGTCTGAAATTCTCTCATGGGTGGATACAGCTAACCAGTTCTTTGGAAAGGGTTACCTGAACACATCTACGCTTCTATTCAAAAGAGTAGAGGAAGTCCTGGGGCCTTTACCCTGGGTCAATGAGAGATCTCAAGCGATTGGGCGTTACCATCCCTGGCCTTCTGTTTTACCCAAACGGTTTAACAGGAAGTACCAGCGTCTTGAAGTAAGATGCTGGGTGCCTGCTCCAGTTTATCGCACTGATGAACTGGGGGGTTACGCTGCACTCAAGAAGTGTTTGATGAGGATGGAAGGATTAATTCCTAGTCCTAACCAAACCCTCGTTGGCACAAGTGATAATGTCACTGCGCTCAAAGATAGAATTTATCTTGAAGCTCAGGGGGATATTCACCACTTGAGGCGATCTGCACGATACGGCGCAGTCACATTGAAGCGTCGATGGGTTTCGGCAACATTAATAGCCGGATTGCGGTAGATACCGCTTAGGGGGAGACATTCCACCCTTCCGGGGCTCTTAACGTCGCGGGCTCAGAAATTCTCCACCG